TTAACAACAAGTTTTGTTCAACATCTGTGAAAGCTCCGAGAGGAATACCATTCTCTTTGAACTTATTTATCAGCAAGTTCAATACTTCAATCATAGAGGTATTCCGATATATTTTAACTTTAACTCTCACAGAATCTGTAACATTCCTACCTTCCTGACATAAGATAGTTGTTACTGAAGAGCCTGATTCAGTTGTAGTAGAAACATTCAGGATATTCCCGATGAACACAGTCTTAATAGCAGGCTCATTTTCATACCCCGCATTAAGTAACACGGTTGACTTGTCTTTTATCCTACTGAGAGTATCATCAGACAGATTGTACAACTTAATCTCGCACTGGTTATCTCCACCACTGGAAGTGGATTGACCATACTTGATATTTGCAACCATCTGAATAGGGTTAGTGATTTTAACTGCTAGTGGGTCTATCGTCCGATAATCAATGTATCCACTAGTCAAACTACTACGGGTAATCATGGGAGATAAGTAAAGAGAGGATACTTGAGCGTCCTCCCCTAAATGATATTCAATCAGATAATCAGGAGGACTGATATACAGTTCATACTTGTGACCGAAGACTTCAACCATTTAACTCCTCTCTTGATACATAAAGTAGTTCATAAGCCTTACCATTCCCGAAATTGTCACGACCTAGAGGCTCATCTGTTTGTTTCATTTTGAAAACTACCAATTCCCCATGATCAAAATCCAGAAGTGCATACTTCTTCAATAAAGGAACACCCTCGACCATCTTCAACCCAGTTACCACTTTTTGATTATTGTAATAAATATCTAAGTAGTAGCTAGGATTTTTGATTCTTGAAATATAATAGAACTTGAATTGGTAGGACAATCCACCAAGGGTCACAGGAACAATACTATTAGGAGTATCAGGGACATTTATTTTTAACATTGATTATCCTCCTAAGAACCCATCTAAGAATGAGAAAAGATAGGCTGCGAATCCAGTAGCATCGTTTGAAACTACAGAGTCTCTTAGTTTTTTCTTTTCCACCTCAGTCGTGCCGATAGTCCCTCCTGCTCCACTTGACTCCGCAGCGACAGAATCTTCAAACTCTTTAAGTGCTACAGGAGCTTGTGTTAAGCTCACAGTTTTGGCAACACGAATTACTTCTATGGTCATAGAGAATTCTACGCTAGAAGCCCCAGTTTCCAATGACTGTTTCATGTTCAAAGAAGTGAAAAGACAAGAGTTCATAGGTTCAACATAATCAGAAAATCTGAGAATGAAATATTTACCACTCTTTTTTAATGCACGAATAGCATCTGTAAACTCTTGTATGTCTGTACTGAACTCAGTATTCTTAACAAACTTAGCTTCACCAATACTACCATTTAATGTGATAATATCATTGCGTTGTGAGTAATGGTCTGTTGAATCAAAACCATCCTCTGTAGCGTAAGTTGTAGCTGTTCCAGACATCTGATAATTAACATCGAAAACAGCGTCAAGATAATACCTATCATTTCCAGATTGAATATAAATATAAGACATTTATTACTCCACGCTGTTATTAAATATCAACTGCTTTCTAAGCTCTTCACCAACTTTCTTAGCGAGGTCTTCAGAGTTGTAATTACCCGGAGGGATGTTGACATTGATTTCACCAACACTGGTCGTGGTAGTTACTTGACTCTGGTTGCTAGGTAGTACAGAACTTACCCCAACACCAGCTATGCCAATACCTGTCATACCTAAGTAGGTTTTGCCAGCCTTAGTCAACATAGAATCCCCTTCTCCGAATGCCAAAGGGTTCTTCTTGTTTATTGAATTAACTTTGTCTGCAACTTTAGAGGTTTTGTTCAGAACCCCATCTAATCTTACACCGAATAAGTTCATAATAAACTTTCCGATTTTACCTAGCATCCCTCCAAAAAACCTAAGCAGTTTGAAGAGTCCAGTAATCCTTCCAACTAAAAGAGCAAGACCTATGTTTATTAACCACTTGAGGAAACCACCACCTTCCATATTGGAAAGCTCATCATTCAGTTTCTCAAGTAATGCAAAAGGTAGTAACAGCCAAGCATATAAAGTTTTAATCGTGGAGAGAACAGCATTAAGTGCTTCATTACTTTCCCATGCAGAACCTGTCATCATTTCAAACAGACTAGCGACAGGTCTCACTAATTGTTGAAATGCTAATATCAAATCTCCAACTACAGATAGGGTTGATCCGATAATTCTACCTAGCACTTTGAAAAGCGGCGCAGAATCTTGTACTGCTGTTGAGAGAGAGTTAAACAAATCTGTTAAACCCGCCTCTGCTCCTGATTCGAATGCGTCTAAAACATTGAGTCGGAATGAATTACCAAACCTTTGTAATGCCACACGAGAAGTTTTCAAACCCTCTCCCAAGGCATTACCTTCACGCACTGCTTTACGCAACTCTTTAGTGAATTTGGGTAAGAACTCAGAAGTTACAAGTTGTCCGTTTTCCATCATCTTCATAAGCTCTTTGGTTGTTACACCCATAGCTTTAGCAGATATAGAAATAGCAGAAGGGAGAGATTCAGATAACTGACCTTTCAATTCTTCAGCCATCACGTACTGTTTGGACATCATCTGCGTGATTGCCCTGAATGCCCGCTCTTGGTCTACTGTAGACATACCAAACGCAGCGGATGCTTCTGATAAACCTGTGAAGACATCTTTGGTATCAGCTATGGACATTCCCGCTTGTTTAGCCGCAACACTAACCTGTGCATAACTTCTTGTAGCTGAAGCAAGGTCTACACCGAGGTTCTGAGCTAAATTGCTGATGAATTCAAAAGAATCGGCAGCAACATCCGCACTACCCGCTGCTGCCAATAGGGTAGTCTTTAACGCCACAAGCTCTTGACCCATATTAGTGACCATAGCTCCTCCACCGATAATGGCAAAGGTACTTACATAGCTTCTAACTAGGTTGTTTAAACTGTCTTTGAGTGCTCTTGCAGTGTAGGTGGATAGGGTAAAGCTCCTGTCCAGACGTTTCTGAACATTTATCACCTTCATCACTGAATCGTTCAATCGACTGTTGGCGTTTCTCAGATTAGCTTTGTCTACAGCAGTATCTTTAAGATTAGCTCTCAATTTCTCAAGTGCTTTTACTTCACGCAAATAGCTTTGATATTCTTCAGTAGAGTATAGCTTCTCCGGATTCAATCTGCTCCCATATGAAGACAAGTTGTAGTCAAGTTTCTCTTGAGTACGTCTTTGTCTCCCTTCAGAAGTGGCTCTTGCACCAGCTACACTTTCAAACCCTCTGTCTCTTCTTGAGTTTTCCCTGAGAGCTTCAGCGTGCATTTTCCCCATAGCTTTATATGCTTTAGCTTGGGCTTGCTCTACCTTTTTAGCCGCGTCTTGTTCCTGCTTTGCATTATCGGCTTTTATTTTAGCTAATTCTTTCTCAGAGGCTTTCTGCTTATCTGTGAGTTTGTTATTACGTTCTTTCAGCCGATCTGTTTGTTTTAAAAACTCGACCTCATTATCCAAACTCTTTCGTCTAGCTAAATTATCTAAATCTTTCCAGTCAGCAGGATTATACATACCATAGCTTTTATCCAAAGCCTTGGCACGGGCGATTTCTTTCTTTAAATTAGCTCGCTTCTTTTCAAATTGATATAACTTTCTTTCATTAGAAAGTTCTGAAGCCTGAGCTTTCTGTTTTGTTTTTGAGACTGAGCTGTACGTCTTATTTAGTTTATTAAATTCAGTCTCAATCTCTTTGAAGCCTTTCTTAACGGCTGAAGCGTCAAATCCCAGCTTGATAAAAAAATCTTCAATGGCACCTGCCGCAGATTTTCTAGCCATAGTTACCTCATTTAGGAGTATTATCAGCGTGGGCGGCTTGCTCTAACATGGATATGGCAGCCAGTGCCTCCTCATAATTCAACAGTTGCTCTAGGGTCATTGACTCAATATCCTGAACAGTGTGTGTTTTATTATGAGGATGGAAAACAATATTATAAATCTTCCAATCAACACCTGACAGAGAGCATTTCTTTTCAATAGCTCTCATTGCCATCATGGTGTTTATTCCTGATTTTCCTTGGCCATCATTGGAACTACCATTGCCGTTATGTCCGTCAGAGCCGACTCCCAGCCTTCTTCGAAAAAACTTGAGAAGTTCACTTTGAGAGCAAAGATTAAGAGTTGACGCCATGCTCCATAGTTACATGAAAACTCTTCGTCTATGTTTAAAGGTTTCCCATCTACCAGACACCCTTCTAAAATAGTGTCTGTTATGTTATTAAGAGTGTCATAATCTTTTTCAAGATTAGAGACCAGATGTATCATTGCCTGTGCAAATGTTGTGGGGCTACCATCCAGAAGCTCATCATGGCTCATACGATCCAACCCAGTGCCCACTGAGGGAAGAATTTTACCTAGCAAATATTCCCATAATCTCAAA